GAGGCTCAAATGGGCACTGAAAAAGCTGCTGCTTTTATGGCTGCAACTGAAGGTATGGACGACGCGAAGGTTGAATCGTTCCTGCAAATTTTCGCTACCAATGCTGCTGCCGAGGCAAAAAGCGAGATGTTCAATGAAGTCGGCGTTGAGACTAAGGCAGACGCTAAAGAGGAGCCTAAAGTTACTCATTTCAAACAATTTATCAAAGGAAATAAATAATTATGGCAAAGCTTGCTTCGCGTAGTAATAGGCTGTCGGGCGTACTGGCATTTGAAGAAATGCCGGAACATGGCGTCTGCCGCAAAGTTGTCACGGTCACTGTGGCTGCTGGTATGGATATCGGCGCTGTCCTGCAATTTGACGGTACGAGTAAATACAAGTGGGTTGCTAACGCTGACGTTGCGACTCTGAATGCTGATGTGGCAGTTCTGATCGAATCGACTCTGGACGTTCCTTCGCTGACTCCGGGCGATTATCAACTGGTGGTTCTGTACAAAGGCCACGCTGGTGTTACCGATAAAGGTCTGCTGTACAAAGATACCGTCACGTCGGGCAATCAAACCATCGTTCAAAATGCTCTGCGCGCTAAGAACATCCACATCCGTACTCAAGTTTAATAAGAAGGATACCTCAAATGAGCATTACTATTCGTGACTATTTCAACCAATTCAAGAACGCTGACTTTGTTGATGGCATCACCCAAACCCCTCTGCAATACGGCTACATCAACAGCCAAAACCTGTTCAACACGAAATCGACAGGTCAAACGGCTATTGTTTTCGACAAAGATTACCAAACCATTACCCTGCTGCCACAAGTGAATCGCGGTGCTAAAGCTGCTACGCAGGGCCACGAGCGTAAAGCGGATACGTTCTCGATCCCGCTGGCTTACTTCAAGCACGCTGATCGACTGACGGCTGATGATATTCAAAGCTGGCGCAAACCGGGTTCGACCGATAACGAAACGTACGGCAATGCAACCGCAGAGAAACTTGGCGATATGCGCCTTGCTTGGGACCAGACCATGGAGTACATGCGTCTGCAAGCCCTGAAGGGCGTCACTAAGTCGCCGGACGGTGTTGTGATGGCTGACATGTTTGCTCAGTTTGGTATCACACAATCGACTCTGGACTTTGCTCTTGGTACGAGTACTACTAACGTGGACCAGAAGATTCGTCAACTGAAGACGGGTATCGCTAAAAGTGTTATGAACGGCGGTGCAATTGGCGGCGTTAAAGTGCTGGTTGATCCGGTATTCTATGACAAGCTGATTTCGCACCCGAGCATCAAAGCTGCTTATCAGTTCTTCATGGCTAATGGCGCTGGCAACCAAGCTCTGCGTGATGATAACACCGAGTATATGAAGTGGGGCATTATGGATCACTTCACGCACCGTGGTATTACGTTCGTGTCGTACGATGCGACGTTTAATCTGCCTAACGGTACTACGGAAGTTGCTTTCGCTGATTCGACAGGTATTGCTTACGCTGACGGCGTAAAAGACCTGTTCAAAGCGTTCAACGGCCCCTCGGCTAAGCTGTCGGAAGCTAATCAACCGGGTCAAGAACTGTTCGTACGTTCGTATGTTGATCCGCATGACGAATACGTTGAATTCGAGATGGAAGCGGCTCCGCTGATGTTCTGCACACGTCCTGCTTCGCTGTGGACTGTTACGAGCAACTAATTAGTTGACTTGCTGAAGCACCTCTTAATGGGGTGCTTTGTCAATTCTACTAGGAGAGAAGATGCCCCTTATTGATCTTAACTCCAATGTCGGTAAGCTGCGCTACCGCCTTGGTGATTATTTAGACATTCCACGACTTCCTGATGGAGTCTACGAAAGTGCCCTGTCGGACACTAACGGGAATCTTCGCGCAGCAACAATCTTGTGTGGTCAATATATTCTTGCAGGGCTTGCTTTTGACACCCAGCAAAAGATGGGCATTATCGAAGTTTACGGACATCAGGCATTTAATCAATATCTGCAATTCCTTAAGCTCGTAATCAAAGACCCGGCGTTTAACGGTGTGTGCCCATTACCTTACGTAGCCGGCGCCGACGAATTGCATCCTATCTTGCAATTCAAAGAGGATTTCACCAACGCGCAAAATCGCCCTACGTCCGATGAAAGACTTCATCAAATCTCTATTGGGCCATTTGATCCGTACAGCGGGCCTGTGGCTAACAGTGGTGTAGAAGGGAATTGATGAATCAACTTGACCGCACCGTGGCATCAATGATGTCTAAGTTTGGAACCGTAGGCGCCATTAAGGTAGTCGTTTCTGAATCCTACGATCCAGCCACATCTGAAAATTCCGTAATCTATAAAGACTATCCTGTAAATATTATGGTGTTTGATTACGTGCGTAAATCCGAAGGTGAAGGCACTCAGAGTAACACTTTAATCAAAACAGGCGATAAACAAGTGTATGTGCAACCGCCTCAGAAAACTGACAATGGATTGCCGTTGCCGTCGTTTTCTGCAAACAACAGCTTCCTTAAGCTGAACGGCAAGACTTACAAGATCATTACGGTCAAGCAGCTTAACCCGTCGCTTACTTCGGATGGATGCATGTTGTTTGAACTTTATATTAGAGAGTAACTAGGAGTACTATATGGCAGCAAGTTATGCAACAACCCTGCGCAATGCGCAACTCGATCAAATTACATCGGCAGTAGGTTCGGCAGGTAAACTGATCATCTACGATGGCACTCGCCCTGCCACTGGTGGTACGGCTACTAACGTTCTTGCCACCTTCACTCTTGGTAGCCCTTTTGCGCCCGCTGCTTCCAATGCAGCCTTGGCCCCTACGCTTCCTGCGGCTGTCAGTGCTACAGGTAATGGTACAGCTACGTGGTTCCGAATCACGACTTCGGCTGGTGCATTCGTTATTGACGGTTCTATCGGTTCGGAGATGACTCTGAATACGACAACAATTAGCAGCGGCCTGCAAATTTCCATCACTAGCTGGGCCATTAATCGCGGCAACGCTTAATAAAAGCTAGGGATATTGCGATGACTCTTTACGAAGAAATTACTACTGATCCCACGGGGAAAGGGTACGCGAGTTACCTACCAGATTCCCCCGGTGCAGTTGCCGACTTGCTGAACAAACCTACTGAGGCAATGGTTAAGAGTCGTATGATTACTGCACGGGCCATCCTTGCAGAATGCAATGACGGTGCTGCAATTCTGGACGCACTTTCCACAGTAGCCAACACGAATAGCACTGTTAAATGGGCAATGATGTTCCTTCAGCAGGATGCGGGGCTAGACGTTGGGCACCCGAAAACCCAATACATGCTCGGGCAGTTAGAAGTTCTTGGTGCTCTAACTACACAACAAACGACAGAGTTGAAAAATATGGCAGTACAACCTGCAAGTCGTGCCGAAGTCCTCGGTATGGCGCCTATTAGTGTTTACGATATTATTGAAGCTGGAGGGATTGAATGACTGCGGTTAATGTAAATTACGGTACTGCGACTTCTTATACCGTCGCCTCATCCCTTTCCGCTGGAAACTATGACCTAACTGGTACAGTGTACAACAGCACGACGAATAAACCTGCTGACACCTTGTTTGAGTACACTGCAACAGTTGCTGCAAATCCCACTGGCAATAAGCAAATTGTGCTTTTTATTCAAAGTTCTCTTGACGGCACAAACTTCAACGCATTGCCTGCGTCTACCACTGATACAAGTCATGACAGCTCCATGCGAATTCTTGGCGTAGTTCCTGCTAACGGCGGAACTAACTCCGAAGTTGATCGCTTTCAGTTTAGTGTAGCTGCTGTTTTTGGCAACCTACCTCCTCCCTACTGGCGTGTGATTGTTAAAAACGATTGTGGTGTAGCTCTTAGTTCTTGCTCGGCTCGGACATTAGACATTAACTTCACGGTGGTGTAAATGGGTAGCCCGCTTCCGTTGTCGGTAAGGAGGCAACAACCACAACAGCCGGTCCCAGTTGACTGGTCAAACCCTCTTACACAAGGCTTGTTGCAAGCATGGCATCCGTACGCAGACACATTTACTAAAAACGGGTCTATTGGTCGTGCAGTTAATTCGGCTGGGGCGGGGGTTGTAACAAACGGATCAAGCTCCTACCTTCTCAACACTTCTGTTTTTAGAACAGCAACCTTACTGTTGACAGATTGTACGATATCGGTTCTTGTAACACCGTCCAATATAAATGCGATATCAGCATATGCGGCAGGGTGCGGCCACAGCTCCAACAACAATCAAATTCTGGCAATCGGACAAGGGGCTACAGCCGGTAATCTTATTTTCCGTACAAGAGACGCAAGTGGCGCAGATATAACAACTGATGTCACTCCTCCAGCTGGAACTTGGGCAAATGGAATTCCTGTTATTTTAACTGGCACTCGTTCCAGAAATAACAGCGTTCAAAAGCTTTATTTGAATGGTGTCTTGATAGGGCAAACCTCGGTAGGCAACTCAAACGACTCCGGGTTTAATGAGATGTCGATTGGTGGTTTGTACAGATTGGCTTTCGGGAATGCGTTTGCTGGCTCGGTACACGGACTTTACTTACACTCGCGAGCACTAACGGATTCTGAAGTTTCCAGAATCGGATCACAAATTCAAAACTTTTGGCAACTGTATAAAGATCCATCACCGTTGCCTATGCTAGCGGGTCTTGCCGCAGCAGCGGTAATCCCACCTTCACCTACGGGCACTGTATCGTGGACAGAATCTGACGGGATTTCCTCTATATCTGCATTGGTTAAAAACACTGCATCTGCATCGTGGTCTGAAGCGTCTGATACTGCGACCATTGCGACGCTTGCTAATACCAACGCCAGTTTGATTTGGTCGGGGACTAACGATTTATTCGATAGCCTATCAAATGTAAGCGAAAACGCAGCTTGTCTGTGGGAAGAAACATCCGATACTTGTAGTTTATCTTGTTCAGCGGGCAGCTTTGCTACATCAGTGTGGAATGAAAGTGAGGATTCGTATCTTATTCTATCCTCTTCTATTATTTCCAACGGGGTGTTTTGGACAGAATCTCAAGATGTCTACTTAACTGAAGCTTCAGCTTCTGCCACTTGCACCTCGCAGTGGACGGAAGACAGTGACTTAACTTCAATGTCCACACTTATCGGGCAAGAAGTAGATGTGATGATGTCTTGGGAAGATGCGAACGACACCTTCGATTTGTCTCTTGTTGCAAGCGTTATGGTAAATGCTGTTTTGCTGGACACGACCGACACTATGAATATGTCCGCCTTCTCTTACGAGTTGAGGCATTACACGGATATTACCGATAAATTCGACATTATATTGTCCCCACCTCTTTACCATATTTATCTTAACAAAAGTTAGACAGGAGATGCTAGTGCAAATAGAGAGATGGCGAGGCGATACAAGCGTAGACGAATTTACAGTCGTTCTGACAAAAACACAAGATGCTGCAAATATCACGGATTGTGTGTTTTTGATGACGTTAAACAGTGTTAAAGACCCTATTGACGGCTCTAGTGTGGTTTATCAAGTATCCGGCTCAATCGTAGATGCAGAGGGAGGGGTCGTGCAATTCTCTCCCTCCGTGCAGCAAGCGGACAGAGTTGGGTTCTTCTACTTTGATGTTCAGATGACGGATACTTACGGAAGAGTCCACACGTTAACAAAAGGCAGTTACGTCTACAAACAAGACATAACAAAATAACATATATTACGAGGACAACGATGCTTACATTTAGTTCCAATCTTAAGGCAATTCTCGACACAGCAACAACTAAGCTGGATTGGGCTAACAAGCTGAAAAGTGCGCTTGGCTTGACGCGCACTCTTAGATGCTTGCGAGATGCAAACAGTGCCGCAGCAGACCCTTCTGCAACGGGGGTAGAGTTTCTTAACATGAAGTCCACAGGCGATCTTACTGTGTCTTCTGGCAATATTACTGGCCTTGGCAAACTCTCCAATATCACTACTCATATTGCAGTAGATCTTTCAACAGGTGCTTCTGTATGGCGATTAGAGGCTAACGGGTATTGGGTACAAGGTACACTTGGTATTGCGGGGTCGGGCTGTGATTTTGTTTTGTCGGGTAATCCGACAGGCTTGCCAAACACGGGTTACGCATTTGCATCCGGTGCGGGCACTAAGGCACCACGTCTGTTGGCATCTGGTACGGGTCCAGCAGCACCTCCGATCCGTTCGACTACCCCTACGATCATTGAACTGGTAGATTGGACTAACGAGAATGCACCTGTTGTGGTTGGCATTGCTACAGCGTCCGAGGCTACCCGACAAGACGACTGGGTGTTCCAAGATGCGGAGATGGCTGCTGAGATTGGCGATGTTGCAATCTATCAGTTCAATGACACAATTAAGTGGACTAGCCCTATTGCAGCCCGTCGTTTTGAACTGGGTGGATTGCTGCTGATTGCATCCAACTACAATAGCGTCAACGGCACAACGCAACTAGAACAGATACCACTGGTGTTTAAACCTTACGGTAGGTGGAATACGTATCCCGCAATGGATACATTCATCAAATCTGCGTGGGATGCTAACGGTGTATGTACCAATCCAACTACAGCAGACCGAACCGTGCTGCCGCCATTCAAGATTAATCTTTACACAGTTACCGGGTATAAAAACGGCGCGGCAGATCGCACACCAATTTACACTCATGAATGGAAAGCATTCAACGATAAGCCTACATTGCCGATTAATTCTCCGAAACTGTCAGAAGTTCAAACAACCACTGAGCCTGCCGTTCCCCGGTTTAACTGTGCACAGATTCTGCCATGGCAAAACATCCGTACACGCCTATCATCGAAAGCCAGTAAATACTTCCCCGGTGTGGAATCGTATTCGTATGACCATGACGTGTTGGGAGCGCTCGGTGGCGGGAGTGCCAATGCATATTTCCCGCTGTCCATATGGGAGAGTGCCCTTGGTACGATGGGCCAGCAAGCAGACAGTACCGCACACTGGCTGGTCCTGCCGCCATATCCGCTCAAAGATGACGAGGCACTTGACAGCACATACCTGACTGCCTACGAATCGCGCCCGCGCGATTCGCGCGTGTTTACCAATCGTGACCATTATCCATGGTATCGCTCTATGGGCTATAAATACATGGCAGGGGGTGTCGGCGGTCATGACTGGATCACTGGCAAAGGTGGGCAACGATTTGACCGTTCCCATTCACCGCATGTGTTGGCTGTGTATGCAAGTAATCCAAACTGGGTGCGCCCTGAAGGCAATGTACCTATTAGAGATTTGGTTGAAGAGTGGGGGATGAACTATTTCAACCACTCTAATCACTGGATTCGTAATGTAAAAACGTTTGAGTCAATGCCAAAGGCAGACATGCTCGCCGGTAAGTGGGAGTTTGTAGGGGCTTATTATGGAAACGACCCTGCAATCATTACTAACCCCGGCCCTTCATATGCTATCGACATCGTGGGTATCAAGGCCACTCAAAGCCGTAGGATTACCAGCAATGACCCTGAAGGTTACATGTATTATTCCGGATGGCAGCGTGACTCTTTGCATAGTTATACGAACGCAGCTTGGTGGGCCGTGATGTTGAACAGCCCAATGCACGCCCTCGTTGCAAAACATGACTTTGATACGCAGTGGATGTGCGCCTTGGGCAATGCCAAGCCGTTGATTAACTTCTTGACAGTGTACAGCATTCGTGAGCACGCTTGGCGTATGAATGCGTATGTGATGCAATGGAAGGTGGCTAGTGAGAACCCAAACAGCTACACCAAAGAAGAGGTTGAAGCACGCCTTCAAATCGAATTAGAAGCTTTGTACGATCAAGTGTATAAGCCAGCGTTCATCGATAATGCTCAGACCATTTATTCGGCTTGCGTTCGTAACTTTGGTTGCGGGGCACTAACTTCCGGAAACAATTATCAGTCTGCAGGGGGATCTCTTAATTTGTATATGGCGCATGTTCTGGCAACAATGCGGCAATTTGGTATGTTTGCTGTAATGCGTGCTCGCAGTTATAAGTGCCGTGACGCTTTGGACATGATGATCCGTAATCTTGATAAGTTTGTCATCGACTATGTGATGGACACCAAAATGAGGGACTGTTATTATCCTATTTTGTTAACAGGAAAGAACGACGTTAGCCAATACACAGTGGCAGATGTGCCAGTAGATTGGACGGCGCAAAGTCAGATGGTTGATACTTATGTTCCGCCATTTGCACCAACGTATGTCGTCAGTTCTACTGATCCGCAAACTCCACAGTTCAAGGATTTCACCACAACCTACAACGACCGCGCATCGGAACATTTCGGGTGTCCACACCTGTATATGCAATACCTGAAGATTCGTAGAGATTACTTCCCTGATTACCCGAATGCACGTCTAGCTGCTGCCATCACGAAGATGCAAGGTTATTATGATTTGTATGTAAGTAAGCGCGCAGCGGGGTTGGCTTACAAGATGTCTTTCCTGTACGCTTCGCACGGACCTCTGCTGCCGCCTAGTGAAGTTGGACCAAAATAAAGGAATAAACATGGAATACCAATCCGGAAACATCTTTCTACGCCCGAATCCACTAGATAAGGGTGATGTGTGCGCGGGTCACAAGCACAACTTCGACCATACAACGTTCGTAACTCGTGGCTCCGTGCACATCGTTACAAGCGATGAAGCCGGTGAGGTTTTGTGGGAAAAGACTTTCAAGGCAGGCCAATGGGTTCTTGTAAAAGCTGAGCTTCTTCACGAAATTACCGGCCTTGAAGACAACTCCGAATTCGTCTGCATTTACTCCCATCGTACTCCGCAAGGCGAGGTGGTTTTAGAGTACAACGGCTTTGACGACGCGTACATGTAAAGGGAAGTGATGCAAACTATTACACTAAAGATCGGCTCAGCAGCATCTGGACGGGATTTCTCCACAGTTGCAGCGGCGTGGGCTTCAACACCTAATGACTGGGTAGCGGCAGATGTGTCATACATCTTTGAGATGTATAATGATTCTGAATTTGTCCCCACCGCCGCGTGGACTTTTTCCGGAAAGACTTTGGATGCAGGGCACACGCTGATTATTCGGCCTGCTGCTGGACAAGGTTACAAGGATAACGCAAACCTTCTCAACAATGCGCTACGGTATAACCCAGCTAACGGCGTAGCTGTAAAGTTTTCTATCAACTACGCACAGCACATTGGCGCTGTTGACTGGGTTACAATTGAAGGTTTGCAAATCAAATCTTCAGGCAACGGCAGCATTTCTGCTATTGCAGCCAGCGGGGTTGTTGGTTCCGCAAAAATCAATAATTGCCTTATCGAATTTGCTGGCAGTAGTTCTACTGCAAGGGCGGTTGTGCTCAAGGCTGGTACTCTGCAAAACTCCTATATTATCCTGACAGGGGTGACGGCCACTGGTGCGTATTACCTTTCTGGTGGCGTAGCTCCTATTGTTGAAAATATAACAGTGGTTCGATTGTCGTCGTTGGCAACAGCAACCAAACCAGCATTCGACAGTGATATCGCAGGTTTTAAGATTAAAAACAGTGCCGCATTTGGATGCAGTGCTTTCTCCACTCGTTCGGACTACATCGGTTCTAACAATGCGAGTGACGGAAACATCCTGTTCGGCACGAACAATAAAACCAATCTAGTCTATGCAAATCAGTTTGTTGACACGGTAAACGACTTTAGAGTGAAAGCCGGGGCTGACTTGATTGATGCAGGCACGGCTCCTAGCGCAAGTAACACCTCCACAATCACAGGTGTACGCCAACAAGGTACTGCTGCCGATATCGGCGCTTGGGAATACCCTTCCGTGGTTCAAGCACCTACGGCAACTGTCACCGGAGTTACAACAACTAATCAGGTTGTGGTTGTAACAGGCACTACAACAGGGAATCCGACATCTGGTACAGCCTCATTGGCAGTAAGTTCTGTTGCATACAACTCTGCTGTTGCACAAGGTCCTGTGGCGATCTCTTTGTCGTCTGGTACATTTACAGCAACTTTTAATGCAGTTCCAGCTGGTAGGTATGTATTAAGTTTTTCTGTCTCAAATTCGTCTTACACTGTTTCCGGAACAAACCCGTTGGGGGAAATCGATGTTGTAGGACCGCGTGCATTAAGTTTAATTCAAGATGCACTCACCGACGCGCAAGTATTGACAATTCACGGTACAGTTGAAAAGGCTACGTCTGGTACAGCCATCTTCGTTGCATCTGCTGGCAGTGTAGGCATCCCGCCACAAAATTTGCCGATAACGGTTAATACGACTGTCACGCCCAACACCTTCACTGTCTCTGCAACACTACTTCCGGGAAGCTACGACGCACCAATCCTTACCTTCACGGGAACAGGTGGGACCAGCTTACCGCAAGCCGGAACATCCACTGTGTTGGTCGTAGGTCCGCGTGCGCTGACGGTAGTTCAAGACCCTGTAGACGGGCAGTTGTTGACAATTCACGGTACAGTTGAAAAGGCTACGTCTGGTAAAGTTGTCGTCCCTGTTGATGCTACAAACCCTAACGGGGCTGTAGAGCAAACTGCTGACGTTACGGTCAACACAACGGTTACACCTAACACTTATACTGTGAGTGTGTATCTGCCGCCGGGAAATTACGCGGCTCCGGTTTTGACGTTTTCAAATGCTGTGGGGCCAAGCTTGCCTCAGCCTGGAACATCAGCGGTATCGATTATGGCTATCAGCGGCAGTCCACAAGCCCCTATGCCTACCGCAGTCCCGCCGGCTGATACGACGATCCCTACGATGGTTGGAGTATTGACTGTTTCAAATAAAACAGCAACAAGCTTCACCATCACTTGGCAATCAGCTACTGATGATGTGGGGGTAGCATATTATGAAGTGGCTACAGACGGAACAACTTTTGCGTCTGTTGGTAATGTTCTTACATATAGTACTTTTGCAGCAACACCCTCCACTACGTATAACGTCAAGGTGCGTGCCGTGGACGCAGCCGGTAACAAGGCATTGCCGCTCAGCACTACAGTTGTCACTCCTGCTGCACCAGATTTGATTGCCCCTGCTATGACAGGGACGATTTCTGTCAGCAGTGTTACGTCTACAGCGTTTGTCCTTTCATGGCCTGCTGCAACAGATAATGTTGGTGTTGTCGGATACGAGTATAGTGTAAATAATGCCGCATATGTGGTGTTGGGTAGTGTGCTTACTGTCCCCCTTACTGGCCTAACTGCTGACACATCTTACAGCATTTCAGTCCGCGCTTATGACGCAGCAGGTAACAAGGCAACGCCACTTACCACAACTGTTAAAACTGCCGCTACTACGGTGTTTACGCCTAGCGTAGCACGTACAATTCAGGTCCAAGCAACTGCGCCCAAGTACATCGCAGGTAAGTTTTGGGACATGACTAATCCGTCAAAACCTTTAGGTGCAAAAGACCCAATCTCAACAATTGATATCACTTTTGATTGGAGTGTGTGGCTGGCGGACATCGGTAATCCTTCTATTGCTAGTGTAGTGTTCACACTCAGCGGAGTAGACAATGCCGGAAGTTATGCATCAGGCAGCAAGGCGACAGTTTTTGTGTCGGGCGGTAATGGTAATACCGCTTCAGTGGCTTGCAAAATCACAACTGATTCTACCCCACCAAGGATTGATGAAAGAACAGTATATCTGACAATAGGTGATTTATGAGTATTACTTGTGAGGTTATTGTGAAGCAGTTGGGGGACGTAAACGCTAAGATATATCGTCCCAGCTTCCCTGTAGCTGGAATCAAAGCTACACCAGTAAAGTACGGTATTCGACAATTGGTAAGACTTCAGGGGGACACAACTCCTGATGTTTTTAAAATTTCTTACAAAGAGTCTGGAGCTGTAGTTGAGGATGGAAGGTATGATTTCTCCCTCACACTTCTCTCGGACTCATCTGAGCCAATGTCGAAAATTGCCGGAGTCTACAGCAAAGGTGAAGTCAAGTTTGATTACGCTGGAGAGGGCGTTGTCAACCGTATAGGAACTTTCAAGTATGTTTTGAGTATTATCAACTCTAACGATGACGAAGAAATTTTGCTAACAGACACGTTCACCGTTCGTAAACGACCATAAATTGACAAGATTGTTGCTCAGTGCTATAATTCTGATCTATAGGGAGATGTATGGGAAGCTTCGCAGATTCTCTCAAATCAAACATTCAACGTGTACAACAAGAAGTTAACACTAAGATTAACTTTGTTGCTTACACTCTGTTTTACAAGATCGTCAACAATTCTCCCCACGTACGTGACGGACCTTATGTCGCAGGGCATTTCGTCGCTAACTGGTGGCCTTCTGTAAATGGCTACGACACCACTGTGTCCGGCGCTGTCAGCAATGGCAGCGACAGCTTGGCTAGGATTGACAGCGTAATCAAAGAGTCTAATGCGTTCTTCCAAAAGGACGGATTCGTTACGCTGTCCAACAATCTTAACTACGCTTTCAGGGTGGAGTACGCACAGTTTGGCTGGCCTGCCGGAAAAGACCCTATCAGTGGTTGGACATGGACAGGCATGCGAAGAGTTTATAGCCCTGTGCAAAACTCATTCACTGCTATGAAAGGAATGCTTTAATTGCTGAAACAAGAATTTATTGACAAAGCTACAGCAATACATGGTGATAAATATGATTACAGCTTAGCAGAGTACGGCAATAACGGAAGGGAGTTTAGGACAACTATCATCTGTAAGATACACGGTGCGTTCGAACAAAGGCCGAAAAATCATTTAGCTGGACGTGGTTGTAACGAATGCACGAAAGGCAAATCTGCTGAGATAAAGCGGCTCCAGTCTGCTGAACTTTTTGTGTCCAAAGCTGAAGCCATCCACGGCAAAAAATACGATTACTCTAAGTCTGTATATGTGAACGCTACGTCTAAGTTAACAGTGACTTGTCGAGAGCATGGAGATTTCGAGATAAAACCTAACAATCATTTGTATGGTAAAGGTTGCAGGACATGTGGCCTGTCAGTAAATATGTTATCTATTGATGAGTTTGTTGCTAGTTCAAGAGAGGTGCATGGACATAAATACGACTACTCTCGTGTGAAACTGCAAATGTCTTGTGGCGTAGTGGAGATAATTTGCCCCGATCATGGGGTGTTTTTTCAAGATTATCTCAGGCACACGTACGGAAATGGTTGCCCCGGCTGTAGTAAAACCGGCTACGATACTACGAAATCCGGCAGCCTTTATGTGCTTGAAGCCGGCAACTTGACTAAAATCGGCATTACAAACCGAGACGTTTCTAAACGTGTTGCACAAATCAAGCAAAACACTGGTAAGAAATTTAGTGTTGTTACTCATTTTAATTTCGATAATGGGTCTTACCCTTTGAGGCTTGAAACAACACTTCTGCGTGAACTGCGAGCTATATATAAACAGCCTACAGAAAAATATGACGGATCAACCGAATCCTTTTTTGACGTAGATGTCCCGAAATTGTTACAGCGTATTCGCAAACTTTCTGAGGAATGTGTATGAATATTCGGCAAGAAGTAGAGACTGCAATCACACTGTTTGCAAAAGCTCAGCCAACGGAAGTTCTTGTAGCTTATGAGGGTGTTCCTTTTAATAAGCCGAACAGTACACCTTGGATTGAAGTTGTGTTTCTGGCGTCATCTACAATGAATCCGACAGTAGACGGATCGAGAATTCGCAAAACAGGTGTGTTTCAAATAAATTGTTATGTTCCGAATGGGCGAGGCGTAAAAGCATTGGAAGAATTATCGGATGCTGTTGTGTCTCTTTTCCCTTTCGATCAAAAAGAGTTGTACCAAACTTTCTCTGTAGAACAAACACCTAATAGCAGTGCTATCATGATTGATGCAGCATTCTTATGGTGTGCAGTGAGGGTAAAATATAGGCAGGAGATGTGAGAATCTTGAGGCCTGAAATTTTTAATTAAATTTATCACTAAAAGGAAATACAAATGGCTCAATCTTCGGCTATTACTTCGGCCACCACAAAGCTGTACTTTTCGCCCACTCTGCCTGCTACGTTTGACAGCGCCGGTTACACAGCCGTCACAGGTTGGCTTCTGATTGGCGAAATCTCGTCGCTCGGCACCTACGGCGGCAAAGTTTCGGTCCAAAAGCACATCCCCATCGATACTGCTACGGTTGTTAAGCGTGCTGGCTCGGTGGACTACGGAACGATGTCGATTACGGCAGCACGTCACAAAGGCACAGATGTTACGGCTCTGACTACTGCGTTCAATGCCCGCACGTCTGGTTCGTTCAAAGTTGTGCTCCCTACTGCCCTGGGTGATACGGATTACTTCACAGGTATCGTCACGAGTATGCAGACTAATGCCGGTAATGCGGACCAGATTCTGCAAAGCAATATTGAAGTGGAACTGGATAGCCCGGTTATCACTGTTACTTCGCCGTAATACAAGAGGGCTGCGGCCCTCTCTTCTTCTAAGCATTCTTATGAAAGAGTTTTTAGAAGAAGCACTAAGGAGCAGCATAGCTCAACCCCGCCCACAAGGCAATTATAACATACTAAAGGAACTCTACCATGACTTTTGAACTGAACTCGCTGGCCCTGTCGGATGAAACTACTGTACAACTGGTTCACCCTGTTACTGAGGTGCCGCTGTTTGCCCCTGTTGGCAAAAATGAAGACCCGGAATCGAAGCCTGTACAAGTTACTGTGAAGGGCACTGCATCGCAAGCATATCGTCGTGCTGTTGACACAATGATGAAGAAAGCTGCTAAGCGTGGTAAGCGCGAGGCAACTCCCGAAGAAATCCGCGAACAGAGTGTTGATTTCCTTGTTGCTCTTTCGGTTAAGATCGACAACTTGACGATGGATGGCGCCGCTGTTGACAACGCTGAAGCTTTCCGCAAGCTGTACTCGGACGCACGTTTTGATTGGGTGAAAGATCAAGTTAACGCCGCTATCTCGGATGTCCAAGGTTTTTTGAAACACTAAGCAGTTCTCTTACTCTCTATGTGCGGCAACTGGCTTGGCTAGGGGCAGTGCCAGAAAAGTCCAAGAAAAGTCGTATTGAGCAAGCCCAAGGGGATTCTTTGGGCGAGCGTGACGACGAAGGCAATCTAATCAAGGCTCCAACAGAGGTTCAGTTGCCGGAAATTCCGGATCAATGGAATTATCTGTTGGGGCTTTTCTTCCTTTCAGGGCAGGCTGCTCAGACGGGGATGGGATTAGCCCCTTTGTCATGGCAAGAGATTAAGGCTTTTATTGAAGTCAATGATTTGGACCTCATGATTTTTGAAAAAGAACTGCTTAAGAAAATGTCTGAAGCTTATTGTGCAGAGTCTCATAAAGCAACAGACCCTCAACGTCCTGCTCCATATGTTGCTGAGAAGGAGGAAGATGAGATTGACCAAATTGCATTGGGTATCCAGATTAGGGACTCCATGCGTCTTTTGAGAGGGAATACCAATGAGTCTTGAGGCTTCAACTCTTACCGTACGAGTAGTATCGGACGGAATTCAAGATGCCACAAAAGCCCTCAACGATCTTGCTGTTGCTGGTGAGAAAGCTGAGAAGAAAACATCTAGCATTGGTTCAGGGGCGAAAGCTTCTGCCAAAGCACAAGTGGATGCAGCCCAAGAAGCTGCCTCTGCCTACAATGCCATCATCGATATGATGACGGAGAAGTCTAACACGTTCTACCAGAACAAAGCTATGCAAGCTGCTATGGCAGCGCAACAAGAATTGTTTGATGGTATGGCTCTTGCTGATAAGCTGTCGGCAATCATTCAGCAAAGTCAATCAGATCGTGCAGCAATGCGTGAGAAAGAAAGCGCTGATATCCGTGCCAAACAACAGCAACAAATGGATGCTGCACAAGCTTGGTATGCTGCTCAGCAAGAGATGGCTAATCGTATGAATGCTGCATTTGATAAGAAGCAAGAGAATGCAGCCAAGATTCAAGCGATGAAGCAAGAAGAGGCAGAATGGAAAGCTCTTGCCAAAGCTGCTGATGAATATTACGCTTCGGAGAAAAAGCTTGCTGCTGACGCTGATAAGTTTTATGCAAATAAAGCTAAAGCACAAGCCGCTGAAGATGCCAAGAAGCTTGCTGATGCACAGAGGGCACTGCGCCAAGAAACTGAACGCTTGGCTGCTGCCGAAGCTGCTGAACAAAAAGAGTCTGCCGCGCGTGCACAAACTGCGGAAGCATTTATTAATTCTCTTAAACGTCAAGCAGAAGCAACGGGTTTGCATGGACAGAAGCTGCGAGACTATCAAGCTGAACTGACGCGGACACAAGCTGCTCAGCTGGGTTTGATGAAAGCTGGCTCTGACAGTGAAAAGCAGATCAACAACTACATTAACACAATCAGAAATACGAAAGGCCCGCATGAGAGTTTCAACCTTCTGACAGCAGGTTCTGCACGAGAGTTGATGGTGTTGGGTCACGAGCTTAGTCAAGGGCAGTTTCAACGGTTTGGCGGATCTCTCATCGTCCTTGGTGAACGAATTAACTTCCTCCCCAGTTTGCTTGAGAAGATGTCGGAAGCTGCTAAAGCGGTTGGAATGAGCTTCGGGTTGTTTGCTGCATCTATTGCTGGTGTTGTTGCGGCCATTGCTGTGCTCACTGTTGCATACTTTAAGGGTGCATCTGAACTGAAAGCGTTCAACGCTGCTGTTGTGCAAACTGGCGATTTTGCCGGTATGACTGGTGGGCACCTTAATCAAATGGCTATCGATATTGGTAGGTCTGTCGGTAGTATGGGAGAGGCTAAGAAAATCGTTCGCGAACTTGCTGAGACTGGGCGGTTTACAGGGAATCAGATTTCATTCATTGCTCCAGCTATTGCAGAGATGGCGCACGTCACGGGCAAGTCTGCTGACGACATGATTAAGCAGTTTGAGTCTATCGCTACAGCAGCAGTCACGTCCACAAAGCGTTCTACAGATCAAGTATCTCAGCATATCCTGAAACTTAATGATCAGTACCACTTTCTCACTGCGTCGCAGTTTGAGCAAATCTCTATGCTTGAAAAAGAAGGTCAAGCTCAAGAAGCGATGAATATGGCAGAAGAGATTTACGCCGCTAAGCTTCAAGAGCGTGCAGAGAAGCTGAAGGGAAGCCTTGGCACTATTCAAAAGGTCTGGATGGGAATTAAAGAAGCGGCGTCTGGTGCATGGGATGTGATGTTGGGTATTGGCAAGAAAGACACTAACGCTGCTGTTGTAGATCGTTTGAAAAATAGGCTGGTCGAATTTGACAAAGAAGTTGCAGAATCTAATAAACGTCTCGGCAGGGCTTTTGACCCAAGTAATCCTGAAAAGAGCATGAGCTCAGGGTTGGCTGAGACTCGTTTGAAGATGGTGCATGAGCTTATTGAAGCCACTGTCAAGTTGAACAATGAAGACGCTGAACTTGCACAAAGGGGTAAAGAACAGCAGGAACAAACAGCAGGCATGCACGCTATCGCTCGCACAATTGCTGTTCAACGTCAAGTCTCCAAACAGTCTGCTCTTGAAATTGCTTTGGCTGAACAAAAGGTGAATGACGAGCTTGCTAAACAAGCTATTGCACGCGACAAGCTTTCCGAAGATGCAAATGTGCGAGCTGCTGCTGAAAAAGCAGAAGCTATGTACACAGCAGAGGCAATTGCACAGCGCAACAAAGACATCACTGACTACTACTCGAAAAAACAACCAAAGCCGCATACAGAAGGTTTGTCTGGATTAGATTCGACTCTGAGCAGGCTCAACGATGAGTACGAAGTTCAGAAGCGTGCAATGGACAACGAAATCAAGCTTATTGATTTCAAGAACAAATACGGCTTGATGGAAGATGACGCCGCTCAAAAAGCAAAAGAGAAGATTCTTGACGACGAGTTGGAACTTGAAAAGAGTCATCTTGAAGCTTCTAAGACAGCAATCGAAAACTTCCATTCCAATGATGTGCGTCTGATGAACGACGCTGCAACCAAGAAGTATAACATCCAAAAGCAATTGGATAAAGTGACCAGCGATATTCAATTGAAGCAAAAGCAGAACGATCTTGTGCCGGATGTTAATGCTGCTTTGGAGCAAGCTAAGCAACAAAAAGAGCAAGACAATATTATCAAGCAGATTGAAAAGCAAACTGCAACAGTTGACGCACAAGTTGAAGCGTACAATCGTTTGCCCGATGCTGTGAAAGCTGCTGGTGTGCGTCAAAAAGAAATGGCAAGTGAAGTTGAGCAATCTCGTATTGATATGCTGGAAGCAGAGAAGGCAAGTCTCCTTGACATGGATGCGATGTACACGATTGTCAATCAACGTCGAATCGATCAAATTGAGGCAGAGATTGCTGCTCGCAAGAAACTTCAAGCTTCCGAGAAAGCCAAAGAGAAAAACGACGCTGCAAATAATGCTGCTCTTGGACGGCCTGCTGCACTCACCAAAATCGCCACAGAACAAACACGTATGTGGAAAGACCTTGGAAGCGAGATTGAGAAATCGTTGACAACAGCTTTTGGTAACTCTGGTAACGCTGCTGGCAAGATGTTTAAAGCGTTCGCAGAGGGACAAGCTGACCAAATCAGTTTGATGAATCAAGCTCGTGTTGTCAGTGAGAACAAGTCGCTAAGTGAAGTTGAGAAGTCAAAACAACTTAAAGACATCAATATCCAGCGTGCTCAAAATGAAGTTGGCATGTACGGCAACATGGCTGATGCTGCAAGCCTGTTTTTTGAAAAGGGGTCTAGTGGCTATCAAGCGATGGTCAAAGCAGCACAAGTGTTGCACACTGCTGAAGTTGCCCTGTCTGTTATTAAAGGTGTGAACGCAATCCTGACGCAAGGAGAAGGCGACCCTTACTCTGCATTTGCTCGCATGGCTGCTATGACTGCAATTGTGGCGGGTCTTGGTGTTGCAATCTCTGGTGGAGGCGGTGGTGGAAGTTTCTCTTCGCAAGATCAACAGAAGATTCAAGGTACGGGAACTGTTCTCGGTTCTCCGACAATTACAGACGGAACAAAGGTAATTCTGGTTGGAGAAAAGAGTAATTCGATTGCAAATTCGTTGAAGATTGCAGAGAAGAACTCTGGACTTGGTTTGGCAGTTCAAAATGACATGCTGATGACGTTGAGGCAACTGAACAATAACATTTCGATCTTTGCTGCAAAATTGGCTGGCAACGTTAGTTTATTGACCGGTGATAGTGGAATCAGCCTTAGTAAAGGTGCAGGGTACAGCAGCCTTGCCAAAGCAGACATGATTGCAACAGGTGCCGAGATAGGTGCAATCTTTGGACCACTTGGTTCAGGTATTGGTGCACTGTTGGGAGGACTTGCCAGTAAAATTCCGGGCATCAGAAATGCATACACGTCGGTCTTCGGTGGAAAGCAATCTGTTGATGATTCTGGCGTGACAATGGGCAAATCTTCTGTTGGAAGTATTTTGGCGGGTGGCGCAAATCTTCAGTCTTACCAGAACATTACTACTTCCGGTGGCTGGTTCCGATCTGATAAACATGACACTAGGAAAGCTTCTCTTGGCGAAGATGCAAATGACCAAATCACTGCGGTTATCTCTAGCATGTACAGCACGCTACAAACCGCTGCAAACGCACTTGGCGTTGGTGGTGACGCATTTAACAACAAATTGAAAAGCTTTGTTATTGACCTTGGAAACATTAGTCTGAAAGGGATGTCTGATGATCAGATTACATCAGCTCTGAATAGTGCGTTTTCCAAACTCAGCGACCAGATGACTGAATATATGTTCTCTGATATGGAGAAGTATAAGAAAATTGGCGAAGGGCTGATGGAAACAGTTGTCCGCGTAGCCAACGACCTTATGCAAGTGAATGATGTGTTCAAGGTGCTTGGAAAGACCATGCCTACGGCTGCTGCCGGAATTGCCCAAGCAGAAAAACTGGTTGATAGTTTTGGCAGCTCGGATGCACTTACAAAAGCTGTTAAGTCGTACGAAGATTCCATCTACACTGACAATGAGAAACTTGCCCCTGTGATTAAATCTGTGCAAGATTCTCTGGCTTCGATGGGATTGTCGAGCATCAAAACTAAGGAAGATTTCAAGCAAGTGGTTGACAGTCTTGATCTTACTTCAGATTCTGGCGTTGCTCTGTTCAACAAGCTGATGACTTTGGCTCCAACTTTCGGCTCTGCTATTGATGGCATTTCCAAGATCAATCAGAAAACAACGGACTCTATCCAAAGCGTCATTGATAAGCTAAAGCAATTCTCTGACAACATCAGAAAGTTCCGTGACGGGTTAGTTCTTAGTGCGGCGTCTCCGTTGACCCCACAACAGCAACTTGCTGCTGCGGCAAGTCAATTTGAAACGACAATCAAAAAGGCTATGTCAGGCGATGCCACTGCTCAAGGGAACGTTACAGATATTGCACAAGCTTATTTGGATAAAGCCCGGACGATGTACGCAAGTGGTGATGCCTACACAGCAGTATTCCAACAAGTTGAAGATGAGTTGGCAAAGGTTCAGGATTTTGCTGACAACGGTGTTTCGGATGCACAGAAACAGTTGGATGCCATGTCTGACCAATTGACAAGCTTGAACACACTGAATGGAACTGCAACAGATATTCTGAACAGCTTGAATAACCTTGTCAACGGAACATCCCCTGCAACAACTTCTACGAATGGTGCCAATAACAATATGCAGCTTGTTGATGCGCTAAACACTCTTGTTGGGGCAGTTCAACAAAGTGATGAGAACACCAGTAAAGCCCTCAGTGATGTTGTAAGCGCTACATACGACGGGCAGCAAACTGCCGCTATCAGTGTCGCTGAAGTGCTTAAGGAAGTTTTAACAACGCTGAAGAAATCCGGCACAATGTACGAAGTTGTTGATAGATAAGAAAGGTAATAAATGGTAGATTTTTCTGCTTGGTTGAATAATCCTACCGTCTCAAGAGTTGTAATTGTTGAAGTTAGTGTGAAGAGTGGCGGGCAAGAAATTACCCGCTACCTTTCTACAAGGCCTTACACAACGTCGCCTACAGACTCTCCCGCCAACCAATATTACGATCCGATTATCGTAGGTGGTATTCAATACACCGAAGTGTTGGATATCACAGGTGGTGGGGGGATGTCTGGTGGAGATATTGATGTTGCCAATTACAACGGCGAACGAGATGGATGGTTGGATGACATTTGGGATAACAGAAGTCTTAAAGCATGGATTGGCGATCCATCGTGGGCAAGAAGTGATTTCCAACTTATTTTTAATGGTGTTGTAGCAACGCTTCTGAGTAATTCTAGGGATACTCTCACCCTCACAATCAGGGATAAATTACAACAGCTTAATGCACCTGTAACTGATACTAAGATTGGTGGGAGTGGGACTAATAAGGACAATGTTGTGAGCCTAACATTTGGCGAAGCTCACAATGTCACCCCCCAACTGTCCGATGCTGCCACACTTAAGTACCAAGTTCATAATGGACCTATCGAGGGCATTCTTGAAGTTAGGGATAATGGACAGCGTGTGAGTGTTACAGCAGATAGTGCCACAGGTACTTTTACGTTGAACCAAGCTTCTGCTGGAGAGATTACTGTCTCCGTGCAAGGCGATAAAAATACTACGTATGTGAATACGATTTCTAAGGTGATTCAACGCCTAGTTACTGGGTATGGAAACGCTTCAACAAGATTTACAAGCGTAGATTTGGATGCAACCAATCTGGCAGCATTCGACACACAATGCCCGCAGCCTATTGGCGTGTATGCAGACGGTAATACAAACTTGCTCGCGCTTTGCCAAGATATCGCTGCAAGTGTAGACGCAAGGGTTGTTATGTCTCGTGCAGGACTTCTACAACTTCTCCAAGTAGCTGTTCCGGGTTTTGGGACACCTGTTCAAATCGGGCCTTCTCAAATTATTGAAAGGTCTTTGGAGATTAGTGAACGCCCGTTTGTTAAGGCTGCTGTTACTCTAGGATTTGACAAAAATTGGACTGTGCAGGATAATCTTGTTACGGGTATTCCTGATGAGCACAAGAAGATGTTCGCAACGGAATGGCTCACTTCCACGTCTACAAACCTCCAAGCAAAAGCTGATTACAAGCTTAATGATGCCCCTCCACAAACTGACACAATGCTTAAGCGGCGTACAGACGCAGATGCAGAAGCTAACAGGCGTGTGGCCTTGTGGAGTGTTCCTCGCACAGTGTTTCAATTTGAAGGCACTGCCGATTTGATTGGCTCTTTATCGCTTGGATGCGCAGCCACGTTGACACACCCTCGTTTCGGTTTGTCTGCTGGTAAAACTGGCACAATTGTTTCTCTCTCTCCCAATTGGTTTAAAGGAACAATCACGGTACAAATTTTAATTTAAGGACATTAGATGGCAACAGTAATTGGAGATAGGGATGTTCTGCTTCTTGGTAGCAGTCAGCGGGCGCTGAATCCACTTAATTCAGGTATCATCTTACAGACAAGTGCGCCTGCATTTAAAGTGGACACTAGTGGTAATCCTTTGCCGACAACGATTACTATCAAAGCTAACCTTATCGGAATTTCCGGTACAGTGGCTTTTACAGCGAGTGGTGCAACCGTCACAGACAATCACGACAACACAGCTACGCTTGCCTTTTCTAGCCTAACGGGTGCGTCTTGTACTGTCACTGCGTCTATAACTGTAAACAGTCAAGCGTTCTCCAGTAGCGTGACTCTTGCCAAAGTTACAGATGGTGCTGTTGGTGGGACTGGTGCAAATGGCAATCAGTATGCCACAGTGTATCTATACCAGTGGAATAGCACAACCCCTTCTGCCCCTTCAGGTACATCTGGCTATACTTGGGCAACTGGGGTTAATAGCACATACTCAGGTTCAGACGGTTGGAGTGTGTCAGTTCCTACCAATCCGGGCACACCGGGTTTAAAGCTGTATGTTGCAACAACTCAGATTACCGCAGCGGGTGGGACAGCATCTACTGTTGTTTCTTATGGGAGTGCCACAATACAAGCTTGGACTCAGAACGGTGCCAATGGTGTAAGCGCTGTAACAGGTCTTCTTACAAACGAAGCCACCACTTTTGCAGCTACAAGCGCTGGTGTTGTTTCAGACTTCTCGCCAGCAGGCGGCACATTTAAAGTGTTTAGCGGCAGCACAGATGTGACAGGCGCTTCTGTGACATACTCTGTTGTGTCTCAATCCGGCTGCACCGTGTCTATTGCCGCAACGGGGGTGTACTCTGTGTCGGCAATGTCTGCAAACCAAGCTAATGCGACGCTTCAAGCTGTGTATGGCGGGGTTACGATTCAGAAGATTATTTCGCTATCTAAGTCCATTGCTGGTGCCACAGGAACAGCGGCTTACGTGGTTGTGTCCGCAACAGGGCAAGTGTTCAGTAGGGCAAACAGTGCAGGGTCATTTGCACCGACATCTCAAACGTTGACAGCAACTCCTTACGGTGGAACAGCTACATACCAATGGCAGTATTGGACAGGCTCCGCTTGGACTAACGTTGCAAGTGCAGGCACCTCTTCCACTTACACTGTCAACTCTGGAGATTTTACAGATACACGCACGTATAGGGTACAAGCTACAATTAGCGGAACTGTGTACACGGATCAAATCACCTTGATGCAAGTGACAGGTGGTACAAACGGTACGAATGCGATTCAGTCAGCAGTGGCTCAAGTGTTCCAGTGGGCTGTATCTATCCCGGCAGCACCTACTGGCTCTCCTACTTACACTTGGAGTAGCGGAAATATTAGTGCAATTCCTAGTGGCTGGTCTGCCACTCCCGGCACTGCTCCGTCTCAAGGTATGACATTGTGGGCCGCTAGGGTGTTTATCACCGACTCCGCTACAAACGCCACTACCTCGTTTAACTGGTCATCCAGTGCTGTTGTTGCAGTTGGGTACTCTGGCTCTAATGGTACAGCAGGGGCAGCAGGCGCATCATATGTTACAGCATATTGTGCGTCGGCAACAACCTCAACAACCACAGCCCCCTCAGCAACAACAGGTAAGACGAGTCTTCCTGCAACAAATAGCGGTGGCATTACAGGTACGTGGTCTGCAACAGTACCTTCGCTAACATCTGGACAATATTTATATCAATCTGATGGTATATACGACCCAACAACGAACCAAGTAACTTGGTCTATTCCATATTGGTCTTCGTTGAAGGTCGGAAATCTGTCTGCTATTACGGTAAACACTGGCAATCTTACAGTTAGTGGAACTATCTCTGATTCCGGGGGTAATTGGTCTCTTGACAGTAACGGCAATATGACAGCCAACAGTGCATCAATGAAGGGCAATATTAAAGGCGGATCTTTCACATCCTTTTTGTGGCCCGCCTCTGGTACAGGGTATTACTTGGGTCCAGAAGGCTTGTTGCTTGGCAATGCCAATGTAGGCCCGTATTTGCAAGTTACCTCAGCAGGTAATATTACAGCCCCTCAGTTTAGTATTAACAACGGAAGTGCAACATTCTCAGGGACATTGGCGGCGGGTACAGTGATGTCTCAAAACCTTTCCTCTCTAAGTGCAACAATCGGGACGCTCCGTACGGCCTCGTCAGGTGCTCGCATTGAAATTTCCGATAATCTGATTGTTGGGTATCGTTCTAACAACACAATGAGTTTTAAGATTTCAGCTTAATTATGCCATTAATTATCTACGATACAAGCAGTAACGAAGTGTGGAACTCTGATAATGTTTCGGGCGGTGTAGTTACAACTATTAAAACCTACACTGCTGCTCAGACAGATACACTTACGTTTCCAGCGTTCCCCGGACGTACTGCTGTGATTGTCAACTTGGGCGCCTACATTGCAACGTCTGGTCCAAATGTCAGTGTAGACTATTCTCTTGGGTATCCTAGAGTAACTGTCGGCACCAGTGTGGTGCCTAGACAATTCGCTGTGGTGGTGTACTGATGGAAATTACATTTTATAATCCGTCAGGGGAGCTTACATTCTCCGGGGATGCAATTACATACAGCTATATAGGCAAAGCAACTCCCACAGGAATATCGCAAGCTGGGACAAGCAGTGTGTCTAATACCGTTGGACGAAGCACATATACAATCACATGGGATGGGGATATTGTTGTGGCCCTGCCTCTCAAAACAAATGGTCCACAAGTAGTCCTAAGCACTGTCAAATCAGGTTCTACTTGGACAATTGCTGTTATGAAGGGAAATGGATCATTCGATTCAAACGGATTTCCTACACAAGAATATACCGAAGTTTATGTATTCGGGGCACCTCCCTCGACTGCAACATCTCAATTTATGATATACGACGTAAACGGAGTACCTTGTGGGGATTTATCCAGACAGCCATTGTTATACAAAGCAATAATCGCCTTGTCTTCAAGTGTAACGGATGCATGGACTCCTTCTCCTGCGATAACCTCCCCGGCTGTTGTTGGGAATCCCCTAGGGTATCGCTCTACGTCAGTTGCTTCAGGAAGTAAGTGGATCAACAGGGTATGGGGATTCGCTTGGTCATTAGGTACGGACGGGCAAATCAGCCGAGGCCTATACGTAAATGATTGGTCCTCAGATGACGGACCTATTGCTCAAACACTAGTGGCAGTTCCAGGCAATGCCATCATAACCACAGTACAAGGATTATCTTAATATGCCAATCTCGAAAGAAATGATTGCCGACAATGGCATCACCGTGTCCTACCACAAAGCCACTAATCTTTCTGTGGACCTTATCAACAACGTGGCTACTGTTACAGTGAACTCCTATGCCAACGAACAGGCAGCGATCAACAATCTCCCGATGGCTTGGCAATGGCGAGTCCATGTACCTGTCGATAGTTTGGCAGGAGATAGTCCTACTTTGTTAGGAGAAGTGGAGCTTGCGCTGACAGCTTCTGACGCAGCTTTTGAAGGTGGCATCCTCGCTGTTGACAGTACTGTTTCTCTTGATTTGATGAAGGTTCGTAAGACAGCTGAGATTACAGCAGCTAGACTTAAAGCCGATGCCGATCATTTTACCTATTCGTATGCAGACACGAATGGGGGCGCGGCCAGCAAAGAAATTCGCACTGGTAATAAAGATATGATCGATCTGCTCACAACCAACTCTTATATCACCCTAATGGGCGACTTCGATGAAGATTGGCCGGGAGGATGGAAAGCTATTGACAACACATATGTGCAAATCACCACGATTGAACAGTGGAAGGATTTTTTCAAATGTATGTACAAAACAGGGATCGCAAATTTTAAAAAGTCGCAATTACTTAAAGCCCAAATCGAGGCTGCGACTACTCTAGAAGAAGTGGCGAGTATTAATTGGTAATTTTGACTTAAAGCATTAAGAGTGTTATAATCTATAACATTGTTAAAGGAGAGATCGATTGTCTAATCTACGAGTAATTTATGATAATGCAGCAGATAGGGCTTCGCTTTCCTCCTCTGCTACTCAAACAGGGCTTGGAGTTTCAAACCTTCTAAGCGATGTTAAGTCTAAAGTGTGTCGCAGCACAGGAAATACATTGTCTGTTTATGCTACATGGCCTACAACCGAAACAATTGGCGGTGTGGCTAATGCTTTTACAAACCTTTCCCCAACTACGACAGCAAGGATCAGGTTGACTAATGAGGTGTCTGCTACAAACCTGTATAAGTATTCCGAGCAGCTTGACAACTCGACTTGGGTGAAAACGGCTTGCTCCGTCCAGCCCAACGTAACAACAGCGCCGGACGGCTCGCTCACAGCAGGCAAACTGACTGAAGATACAACCAATGCGTTCCGCGAGTGCTACCAGTCGATTGCAGTCACGAGTGGCGTCACCTATACACACTCGGCATACATGAAACCTGCCGGTCGCAGGTACGTTCAAATTCTGGCTCAATCCGCATTCTTCGGGTTTGGGCATGTCAACTTTGACTTGCAGACAGGTACTATCACGGCTACCAACACTGGAGCTACTGGAACAATCGAGGCTGCACCGAATGGGTATTACCGCGTCTCCGTCACGATGACGGCAATTGCGACGGGCACCTCGCGCATCACCACTTCCCTTATCGATACCGGTACTGGTGGGCACATTGTCGCCTATCAGGGCGACGGGGTGTCCGGCGTGTACATATGGGGTGCGCAGATCGAGGTCGGCACGTCCAAAAGCTCGTACTATCCCTCAACTAACACCTTTACTTCTCGTGCATCTACGGCTACTTATATTGCTAACGACGCAACAATGAAATCCGCAGCAATCAACGTGGCCAGATTTACGTACAACCCGAACAATCTTACAGCACCTCCAAAACTTCTGCTGGAGACAGCCGCTACAAATCTTATTACGGCATCGGGGACGCTGACAACAGGTTGGACCGGATGTAACATCGCTGCGGCAACTGGTACGATGTATCGTGCGTTTGAGACGTACCAAACAGTGAGCAAGGCCACAACGAGTGCTAACGAGAGCAGGTCGCAAGGGTTTGGTACACAAGCAACAGGCGCAAGATGTACAGCAACAATCGCATTGCGCGCGGGCAGTGTTTCGGTCTGCTCCCTCGGCTTATACGACTCCGCTGCCGCATCGTGGGGAGCTAATACAGATAGCTTTTGTATAACCATTGAAGGGCCGGGGACGAGTGTCCAAACCTCTGGCGGGCTATTCACCATTAGCAATCTGTCTGCAACAGTGGACACTATTATTCAAGTTACCCGTAACTATGTTTCAGGTGGTACGGGTCAAATTCTGATTTATCCCGGAGGTAGTACGTCCACGACATCTGGTCAATCTATTCTGGCAACTCGTGTGCAGGTTGAAGCACAAGCATTTCCGTCGTCCTACATTCCAACAACAACCTCCACTGTTACACGCTCTGCCGATGTTTCTACAAGCGCTGTAGGTGTACGTCCACTAGGTTACATTGATACATGGCAGTCCTACACGTATGATAGCGGATCTGTGTTATTTAGCCCAGCCCCTTACAAAATTCTACACGGCCTTACACAAACGCAAGCTGCAAGTGCATATGCTTACGGTGGTGGTAAATATGCTTGCTTCTGGTTGCCAAGTAAAGTTGCTGCGTACGGCATGGCTGTGGACATCACAGATACTAGCAATCTTCAAGGTTATGTGGAAGTCAGTAGGCTTGTTTGCGGAGATTATTGGGTTCCATCGGTCGTAGACTTACAAGGAACATCCTTGCAAGTGGTAGACACAAGCTCGCATACTCGTACAGACGCTGGAGATTTGTACACATATGTTGGAACAAAACATC